ATACTTGCAATTAAAACTGATTGGAGTATTCCTAGATTTTTAATTATTATATTATTGATATGGACATTGATAAAAAGTATAGTGTAATTTACGCTGACCCACCATGGTCTTTTAAAACGTATTCTAGTAAAGGTAAAGATAGAAGTCCTGAAAATCATTATAGTGTTATGAGTTTACAAGATATTTGTAATTTACCTGTAAATAACATAGCAAATGATGATTCAGTATTGTTAATGTGGGTTGTTGATCCTTTATTAGATAAGGCCTTTCAAGTAATCAATGCTTGGGGATTTAAATATAAAACTGTAGGATTTACTTGGGCAAAAACAAATAGAAAATCTGAAGGTTATTTTACAGGTTTGGGTTATTGGACACGAGGCAATCCTGAAATGTGTTTACTTGCAACAAAAGGTAAACCAAAACGAATTAGTAAATCAGTACCTCAATTAGTTGTAGAACAACGTAGAGAACATAGTAGAAAACCAGATATAATGTATAATCATATAGAGAACTTATTAGAAGGACCTTATATAGAACTGTTTGCTAGAACACAAAGAAATGGTTGGGATAGTTGGGGAAATCAAACAGATAAATTTTAGTATGGAATTGACTTTATCAATATTTTATGTTATAATAATATACAGTTTTATAATATGGTTATTAATAAAATGGAACAAGGAGAAGAAATGACAAAAAGACAGTGGGGATATTATAAAGTATTATATGAAAATTCAAACGAGGTAAAAGTAAAAGAATTGGTTGTTTTACCAGGCAAAAAACTTTCAATGCAAAAGCATTTTAAAAGAGCTGAACATTGGTTTATAGTTGAGGGTGTGGCAACAGTGTATACCGTAAGTAAAGATACTGAATTGTATGAAAAACGTGGAATATATAAAAAACATGAGAGTTTGCATATAGATTTAGAACAATGGCATCAATTAGTAAATGAGCAAGATATAAATTTAAAAATTGTAGAGATACAATACGGAACAAACTGTATTGAAGAAGATATAATAAGAAAATGAGTCATTATTTAAATAAGTACAATGGCAAACTGCCTATAATGGATAAACAAACGTTTGAACGTGTTACAAACGATATAGGCAAAGAACAGTTTAGATTAGATTTAGCAGACTATATTGCTAAACATAGACCAGAGTTTCCTTTAAAAGAAATATCTTACGATATAATGCGTCAGGCATTTAAAGGTTTACAAAAACAAGATGTATGGCAATATGTAAAACCTGCTGAACAATTAGAAAAAAATGTCAAAGAAAAATATGACGATTACAAATATAACTTTAAAGAATATGGTTTAGGTATTATAGACGCACCATCTATTTACAATGATGTATCAAATTATTTTCATCAATCTTTAAGATTAAATTGTTCAAGTTATAGTTTTAAATCACCATTAGATGTATGGTACAATGGTACAGCAAAAGATATATGGAGATGTCTTGGCCCCATCTGGCGTGGAATCAATGGTATGAAACCAGTAATGGTAGATGGCAAAGAAGAATTAAGAGGTGGTGCATTAACAGATAAAAGTTATGTATCTGCTTTTAGATTACAAACTTATATCGCCACACAGTTTAAACCCAATGTTGCCAAAACAATATATCAAATGACCAATGCTAAAAAAGTATTAGATACTTCTTGTGGTTGGGGTGATAGACTTGCTGGTTTCTTTGCCAGTGATGCTGAAGAATATATTGGTTGTGATCCAAATCCTAATACTTACAAACAATATATGAAACAAATAGAAACTTATAATAGTTTCTTATCTAAACCTAAAAAAGTTACAATCTATAATACAGGTGCTGAAGATTTACCTTGGGATACAATAAAAGATATTGATTGTGCATTTACAAGTCCACCATATTTTTCTACTGAACGATATAACGAAGGTGGTGAAAAACAAGAAAATCAATCTTGGTTTAAGTTTAATGAATATGACAAATGGCGTGATGATTTTTATTTACCAGTTTCAATCAATAGTTTTAAATCTTTATCAGACAAAGGCCATCTGTTTATTAACATTATGGATCCTACAATTAAAGGTACAAGATATTATAGTGGCGATGAACTTGTTGATAGTTTAAAAGAACACTTTGTTGGTCAAATAGGAATGAGAATAATGCAAAGACCTAAATCAGATAAACTATTTGAAAGTGAAGAAGAAAAAGCTGAGTTTATGAATCGAATATATATTGAAAACGTTTGGTGTTTTTCTAAAGAAAAATTAGATTACTTTAGGCATAGTAGGAGGGCAACATTGTTCTAATAAATATGAGTATGGCCATATCAAAAACATCCTACAAAGACCTCAAAGAATATTGGGATTATCAAAGACTACTTGAATACAATAGAGAACTATTAGAAAAAAGATTAAATCGTGTTGAAACTAGTATTGTTAGTCATTACGGAACAATTGATGTAAATGAAATGTTTGATAAAGTATGGTCAAAAATGACAAGTGATGATTATGAAAAACCTATAAAAGGTTGGATACCTAAAGATGAAAAATATAGATTTGATTGGGAAGGTAAACCTGATCCAAAAACGCTTGACAAAGTAAAGATGATTTGATATAATAGACACATAATAAGGAGACAATGAATGAGTGACTTTTTAAAAGAAATAATTAAAGAAACAGGTAATGAATATGCAACCCTAGTAAGTGAGGGTGTAGAAGCAGGTGATGTAGATAGTTTTATAGATACAGGTTCACACGCCTTTAATGCTTTATTATCAGGTTCTATCTTTGGTGGTATGCCATCAAACAAAATAACAGCAATTGCAGGTGAAGCTGCAACAGGTAAAACTTTCTTTGCATTAGGTATTGTAAAAGCATTTTTAGATAAAAACAAAGACGCAGGTGTGATTTACTTTGAATCAGAAAGTGCGTTAACAAAAGATTTAGTTGAAACAAGAGGCATTGATAGTAAGAGAATGGTCATAGTACCAGTTGCGACAGTACAAGAATTTAGACATCAATCTATCAAAGTGATTGACAAATACCTTGAACAAGATGAGAAGAATAGAAAACCTTTAATGTTTGTATTAGATAGTTTAGGAATGTTATCTACTACAAAAGAAATGGAAGATACTGCTGACGGTAAAGAAACAAGAGATATGACAAGAAGTCAAATTGTCAAGGCCGCATTTAGAGTATTAACACTTAAACTTGGTAAGGCAAAAGTACCAATGATTATGACCAATCACACTTATGATGTTATTGGTTCAATGTTTCCACAAAAAGAAATGGGTGGTGGTTCTGGATTAAAATACGCTGCTTCAAATATTGTCTATCTATCCAAACGTAAAGAAAAAGATGGTAAAGAAGTTGTTGGTAACATCATACATTGTAAAAACTATAAGTCAAGGCTAACAAAAGAGAATGCTTTAATAGATGTTAGATTAACATATAAAGATGGCCTTGATAAGTATTATGGGTTATTAGACCTTGCTATCAAACATAACATATTTAAATCTGTTTCTACTAGAATAGAACTACCAGATGGATCAAAACAATATGCTAAAACTATCAATAATGAACCTGATAAATTCTTTACTAAAGATATTCTCGCTCAAATTGACGAGGCAGCCAAAAAAGAATTCCTCTATGGCGCAGAATAGATTTGTTTTTGCTCAACGTGATGTTGACGATTACAGTTGTATAAAGATTACGGAGGGTCCTTACAAGGATATCATATACACATATGGCCATGTAAAGTTTGCTTCTGAAGAAAATGAACGAGGTGAATTGCCTTTAAAGTTTGATTATGATATTAAAAAGAATCCTAATGATGTTGATACCACAAGTATTGATTTTAGAAACTATATAGGTGATATATTAATTGAAGTAGTTGAAAAACAATTAGAAAATGGAACAATTAAATTTGAAAAATAATTATATAAAAACATATGATAATGTATTGACAAAAGATCAATGCCAACATTTAATTGATAAGTTTGAAGACTCAGCTTCACAACAAGTCAAAACAATATTAGATAATCATATGTCATTTACAGAAATCAATATTAGTATGCATAATGATTGGCAAGAATATTCTGATATTCTTTTTCCTAAGTTTAGAGAGCTTGTTGACAAATATACAAAAGATGTTAAAATAGATGATATAAAACAATGGCCAGAGAAATTTGGTTTTGAACAAATAAGATTTAAAAAATATGAACCTAACGGTGAAGATGAATTTAAGACACATGTAGATGTGACTAACTATAACAGTGCTAGAAGATTTTTAGTTTTTTTTATGTATTTAAATAATAATGATGGCGGCGAAACAACATTTCCTGATTATGATATTAAGATTAAACCAGAGGCAGGTAAAGTTTTAATGTTCCCACCATTATGGCCATTTAAACATGCAGGAGAAAAACCAATCAATCAACCAAAGTACATTATAGGAAGTTATCTACATTATGTCTGATCAATTTGAAAAAACACTTTTATCCAATCTAATACATAACGAAGATTTTACTCGTAAAGTTATTCCTTTTATAAAACAAGATTTTTTTAGAAATAGAGATGAGATAACTTTATTTAATATTATTAATGACTTTGTTGTAAAATATAATAACCTCCCAACAAAAGAAGCAATTGCTATTGAGTTGTCTAATAACAAGACACTTACCGAAGATGAATATAAAAATACAAAAACTTTATTAAATAGTTTAATACATGAAGAAGTTGAACAACAATGGCTGTTAGATACAACTGAAAAGTTTTGTAAAGATCGTGCTGTCTATAATGCTGTACTAAAAGGTATTAAGATTATAGATGGTAAAGACAATAAGCACACACCAGAGGCCATACCAAGTATATTATCTGAAGCACTTGGTGTTTCATTTGATAGACACATAGGACATGATTATCTAAATCAAACAGATGACCGATTTGAATATTATCATAGAACTGAAGAACGATTAAAGTTCGATTTAAATTATTTTAATCGTATCACAAAAGGCGGCCTACCACCTAAGACTTTAAACGTAGCACTTGCAGGTACAGGTGTTGGTAAGTCCTTGTTTATGTGTCATATGGCTGCGGCCGCTATAACACAAGGTCGTAATGTATTGTATATTACTTTAGAGATGGCTGAAGAAAGAATTGCTGAAAGAATTGATGCTAATTTATTAGATGTAACAATAGATGATCTTTATGAAATGCCTAAAGAAGTTTATGATAATAAAATTTCTAAATTACAAAACAAAGTAAATGGTCAATTAATTATTAAAGAATATCCTACTGCGTCTGCTCATAGTGGTCATTTTAAAGGACTGATTGATGAACTTGCATTAAAGAAATCATTTAAACCTGATATAGTATTCATTGACTATTTAAATATATGTACTAGTAGTCGTTTTAAAGGTGGTAATATATCATCTTATTTTTTAATCAAAGCGATTGCTGAAGAATTAAGAGGACTCGCTGTTCAGTATAATGTTCCTATTGTATCGGCTACACAAACAACAAGAACTGGTTATATGTCAAGTGATGTTGGTTTAGAAGATACATCAGAATCATTTGGTCTTCCTGCAACTGCTGACTTTATGTTTGCTTTAATATCGAATGAAGAACTTGAAGAACTAAATCAAATTAAAGTAAAACAATTAAAAAATCGTTACAATGATCCTGCTGTTAATCGTGCATTTATAATTGGTGTTGATAGAAGTAGAATGAGATTGTATGATGTAGAACAATCAGCTCAACAGATTGTAGATAGTAACCAAGAAACAAAAGAAAAACTTGAAAAGCCATCAGGACCACAACCTGCTGAAGTTTATGATAAGTTTTCGGATTTTAAAATATGATAAAAAAATACAATCATAATCAGGTAAGAAAAAGACAACCATCAATATACTACAAAACTGAAATGGTTAAAGTAAAAGACGAAATACTTTGGCGAGCTGTAGAAATGCCTAGTAAGTTAGTAATAAAAGAGTCCTTCTTTGAAGAAGATGTAAAAGAAATTGTTAAATTTCAAAATAAACATAAGACATTTGGTGTGTTTGGTTTTCCACCTTTCTTTGATTGTAGAGGTGAAAAAGAAAAACTGTTAGATAAAGGTAGGTCTAACTACAATCCTAGAACAAGTACACAAAGAACTGGCCGATAGATATATATAAATATATGTATGGCAGATTCACCCAAAGAAGGAGAGGCAGCTCAAGCGTTATTTTGTGCTATAGCAGATTATCTTGGTATAAACACAACTAAACAAGAGTTTGACCTTTTAAAATATCCAACCTATGCGTTGTTTAAAGAAACACACAAAAAGGTTATTGAAGATATTTTTAGTAAATTAGATACACCCCAAATAACATTATCTCAAATAGAGACCTTTTTAACAAAGGCAGATGGATGGTATGAGTCATCAATTAATATTGCCTTAAAGTTATTAAACGATATACAAAAAATTAGTGGTAAATTTAAAAAGATAAAAAGTCCTAAACTACAAGATATAGTTTATGTAAGAGGTGCTAAAAAAGAAAAGGGTAGAGATGCTAATGCAATGGAGCATATATCTTATCTTTTTGATCTAGCCAACACTAATGAAAAAAATTATTTTGGTGATATAAACAAATGGAGTCCTGCTGACATTTATTTTGTGTCAAAAAAGGCAAACGAGATTATACTTGAAGATGTAGAGTTAGCCTCAACTAAATTAAAAAAATCTTATAAATTTTCAGATTTAAATAAACTTACTTCGGAACTTGTAACTTCAGGAGATTTGTTACCATTATCTCTAAAAAAGGCAGAAAAAAATGTGAATATTGTTAATGTTAATTTTGTTAGGTCTGACGAAGAAAAATATCTATCAAGTTTACAATATTTTGGTGTAAGTGATTGGAGTAAATTATATACAAGAGCAAAACCAATTACAAGAGATATAAAAATATATTTTAGTGCTAACAAAAAAGAAAAAATAAAAATTAGACACGATGCTTATAGTGCTAATTACGGAGTAAATAAAGCGGTTAAATGTGAAATAGAAGTAACAGGTGCTGGTGGTAGAGGTGGATCTGTTGTAGGTATTCCTTTAATAGCTCGTATAATTTCAACTGTTGACTCTGATTTTGCTAAAAATTTAACATCAGCTTTTAATAAAGGAATAAGTGAATACACTAGACAAATTGCATTAACAAATAAAAAATTTAAAATTAAATCAGGTATAAAATTAAAAGATCCTGCTAAAAGTAAATATGATGCTGAACGAGCAACTTTAAGTGCTTTGTATGTAGCAAACTCTATAATGCCAGTTATCTATAAGTGGTTTAAAAAAAATGAAACTGATAAAAAAAATAAAAAATTAAATGATAAAATGGTTCAAGCTTTTATTGAATACACATCAAGTAGAACCATTAAATCTGGTAAGTTTATAATAGCAAAATAGTATAATTAGTCTTCAAAATCAGTATCAGAATAATTGTCATCAATCATATCAGATACTTCATCTAATTTATAGTTTAAATCATTAGATAAATTAACATCATACTTTTCATCAAAATCACCAACTAAAGTATCTATTTTTTCTAATAATTTATCAACTTTGTTTTTCATAACATCATAGTCTTTTTGAATTGTCATTTTATATCCTTTCATATTGTTTAACATATACTGCTACTATACATCAGAAAAAGCAGGAATTCAAGTGAAAAACCATTCAATATTTTTCACTTAATAAAATCAAGGTTTATAGGTGTTATAAATAGTCTAGTAAGTAGTGATTTATGTATGGAATATAGTGATTTTTCGCTTGACAAAAGCGTAATTTTTTGATATAATGGATATAGTGGGAGACAAATGTATAGTTTTAAACAATATCTTAATGAGGCAAAAAATACTCATTTAGAACATTTAGAAGACGAAATTATTAATAACGGTTACCAAGGTGGCCTTAACGCAGTAGAATTTCTTAAATCATTAAGAAATATGCTGACTGGTTCATCTCGTAGAAAATTAAACGTATCCGTTAAATGGGATGGTGCACCAGCAGTATTTTGTGGTATCAATCCTGAAAATGGCAAATTCTTTGTTGGATCAAAATCTGTATTCAACGTTACTCCTAAAATCAATTACACTCAAGCAGATATAAGAAAAAATCACTCTGGTGGTTTAGTAGATAAATTATCAATCTGTTTAAAAGAATTACCTAAACTTGGTATACAAGGTGTCGTACAAGGTGACTTGTTATTTACATCAGGAGATATTAAGTCGGTATCTATACGAGGTGAAGATGCTATTGCGTTTACACCAAACACTATAACATATGCTGTTCCAGAAAATACTGATCTTGCTAAAAGAATTAAAAAAGCTAAGTTAGGCATAATCTTTCACACTACTTACAATGGCCGAAAGATGTCTAACCTAAAAGCAAGCTTTGGCGTCAATGTAAATCGTTTTACAAAGACGCCATCAGTATTCTTTGATGACGCAAGTTATAAAGACTCGTCTGGTGTTGCTACATTTACAACTGCTGAAAGTGATCAGTATGATGGTATGTTAAGAATGGCAATGGGATCAATTTCAAAAGGTAAAGTTATTTTAGATTTATTAAAAAGACAAACTAATATGTTATCAGTTGGTGCAAGACTAAAGATTTTCTTCAATACAAAAATAAGAGAAGGTCAAACTATAGGTAACGTAAAAGGTTTACAATCAGATTTTAGAAAGTACTATGCTTCAGTTTTAGATGATGAAATGTCAAGTAAAAAAACAGAAGCTGCAAAAAGTAAATACAAAACAATAAGAGATGATGGTTTAAAATTTATTGACAGATATGATAATGAAATATATTTTGCGATTGCAAGTTATGTAACTTTACAAAGAGTTAAAAATTATCTTGTAAGTAAAATGAATCAAATTAAATCAATAGGAACTTTCTTACAAAAAGGTAATGGGTTTGAAGTAACAAATCCTGAAGGTTATGTTGCTGTAGATAGAATGGGCAACGCAGTAAAATTAGTAGATAGACTAGAGTTTAGTACCGCAAACTTTACTTTAGCAAAAAATTGGATTAAAGGATAAAAAATATGGCAAACTGGAGAAAAGACTTACAACAATACGGACCTTTTGGACACGATAGAACGGTTTTTGAGGTTCAAATGCTTGCTGATAAAGACGGTAATATTATTAATACATTTGGTGCGGCTTCGAATGTACCGATTGCAGCTGGATTAGTTGACGGATATTCAGGTATTCACAAATATGGAGCTGTTTTTGAAACCGCTGTATCTACAATGTCAACTGTATGGACAAGAGCAGATACAACAGCAAATGCTTTATATGATTGGACATATTCAGCAGGTACAATTACGGTAGAATCCTCATCAGGTTCAGATACAACAGATGTAACCATTACAGGTTTAGATGAAAACTATGAAGAAGCTACAGAAACATTAACATTGACAGGTTCAACACCAGTTTCAGGTACACAAACTTTCTCCAGAGTTAATCGTGCTTTTATGGTAACTGCTACCAATGTTGGTGATATTCACGTTAAAAGAGGTTCAACAATTGTAACAGAAATTGCAGCTGATATGGGACAAACATTACAATGTATCTATACAATACCAGCAGATAAGACAGGTTATTTAATGAACATAAATGCTAGTGCATCTAAAAACCAAGTCGTTGATTTATTTTTATTTCAACGACCATTTGGTGGTGCGTTTAGAGTACAATCAACTTTGTCACTAAACCAAGGTAATCAATCAATTGATTTTCCTGTGCCATTAAAATTAACAGAAAAAACTGATATTGATTTAAGAGTAAAAGGTTCTTCTAACGCAACAATATCAGGAGACTTTACAATTGTATTGGTAGATAACGCATAATGAAAAGTTTTAGAGATTTTATATTTGAAAAATTAGGCCGAATGAGAATTATTATGTTAGGTGGCCCTGGGTCAGGTAAATCGACCTATACAGAATACTTAATTAAACACTTTAATATTACACACATTTATCCAGGTGGCATGTTAAGAAAAGAAATTGAAAAAGGTACAGAAATAGGACAGATTGCAAAAGATATAGTATCAAAAGGTGAGTTTGTTCCTAATGAGATAGTATTAGAATTAATTAAAAAGAAAGTAGAACAATCACCACAAGGTTATGTATTAGATGGATGGCCAAGATATATGCAACAAGTACAAGATATGGAAAAATCAGAAATAGGATATGACTATGCTGTATTTTTAGATGTTAGTACTGAAGAAGTAATGAGAAGATTACTTGCAAGAGGTCGTGCAGACGATACGGAAGAAATTATAGGTAACAGAATAGAATTATATAAAAAAGAAACAGGTCCTGTAATAGAATATTTAAAAAAGAAACCAGGATTTTTAGAAATAAAAGCAGAAGGTGGTACACCTGAAGAAACTGCTAACGAAATTATTAAGAGAATAGAAAATGAAAGTAAATAGTTTTATACAACATTTAGCAGAGGGTGTTTACGACCCAGGAATATTTAAAGCATTTTTTCTTGCTGGTGGTCCTGGTTCAGGTAAAACATTTGTAACACAAAGTACGTTTTCTGGTACAGGATTAAAAGTTGTAAATTCAGATATTGCTTTTGAAAGAAATTTAAAAAAGGCAAACTTATCTTTGAGTATGCCAGATGAAGAAACATATTTTAGAGATATTGTAAGAAAGGCTGCTAAAAGAGTTGCTATCTCACAGTTAGATAAATATGTAGAAGGTAGACTTGGTTTAGTTGTTGACAGTACAGGAAGAGATTATGATATGGTTGCTAGACAACACAATATGTTAAAACAAATGGGTTATGATTGTTATATGGTATTTGTAAATACAACTTTAGATGTGGCCTTGGCAAGAAATGCTAGACGTGAAAGAAGTATACCTGAATATATTACAAAGTCAAGTTGGAAAGGTGTACAAGATAACATTGGTAAGTTTCAAAAACTATTTGGTATGAGTAACTTTTTGGTTGTTGATAATAACAAATCAGATTTGGAATTAGTTACTTTAACCATGAACAGAATAGGTAAAGTAGTAAGAGGATTTTTAAGACAACCTGTACAAAATTATATTGCAAAACAATGGATGAAAAAAGAATTAGAGGCTAGAAAAAGAAAATGAGATTTAAAGATTTTTTAAAAGAGTCTATAATTGACATACCAAGACAAACATATGCAAAAGGTGTATTTGATAAAGCAGATACTCCTAATCCAGTATTAAAACCATCAGTAAAAAAATTAGTATTAGATGGTATAAAGACATTTGAAAAATTTGGTAAAGTAGTTAAGTATACCTTAATTGGTTCAATACTTACAAAACAATATAGAGCTGATGCAGACCTTGACATTAATATCTTATTTGATATACCTGGTTCAAAAGAAGAACAAGAAAAGGTACATGATGAGATTAGAGAATATCAAGGACAGATAAACGGTAAAAACATACCAGGCACACAGCATCCTATCAACTACTTTTCCATCATAGATCCTGTAACATTTAATAAGGCAAGGGACATGGCTGATGGTACTTTTGATATCGACTCTAACAAGTGGATCAAAAAACCAGAACCTGGCACCTTTGAACCTGAAAAATACGTTACGGATTTTCAGAAGCGTGTTTCTGAAATAGATGTTGTTAAAGGTGAACTTGTAAGAGATATGATTGATTATGAGGAACTAAAAGACTTAACAGGTGACGACATAAAGAACTTGTCAAGTTTAGTTTCAAAAAAGTTAGACGAAATTAAATCTTCTATTAACACTCTAATTGATATTGGTGACAAAACTATTGCAGACCGAAAGGATGCTTTTAGTACAGATATGTCACCAGACGAAATCAGAAAGTTTGGTATAAAGAACCGACTTCCCAAGAATGTGATTTATAAAATGTTAGAAAAGTATCATTATCTCAAATTTTTCAAAAAGTTGAAAGAGATTATGGAAGATGGCAAAATATCACCAGACGAACTGAAATCATTATCAAAAATAAAAGAGGCCAAGGGTAGATCAATTGCATTTACCTTTGGCCGATTTAATCCACCAACAATAGGACACGAAAAACTTATTAACAAAGTGGCACAACAAAGAACAGATGATTACAAAATTTATTTAAGTAAGAGTGAAGACACAAGTAAAAATCCATTGAACGCAAGAGTTAAACTTGCAACAATGAAACAAATGTTTCCTAGACACGCTAGAAACATAATGTTAAACCCTTCAAATATGATATTAGATATTGCTACTGAACTATACAAAAAAGGTTATTCTAATGTTACGTTTGTTGCAGGTTCAGATAGAGTAAGAGAATTTGATACTATCTTAAAAAAATATAACGGCGTTAAGAGCCGACACGGTCTATATGACTTTGATAGTATAAATGTGGCATCAGCAGGAGAAAGAGATCCAGATGCTGATGGTGCAACAGGTATGAGTGCAAGTAAAATGAGAGCAGCTGCTAAAGATAAAGACTTTGATACATTTAAAAAAGGTCTACCATCAAGTTTTGCTAATTCAAAAAATGCACAAGACCTATTTAAAAATGTAAGAAAAGGAATGATGTTAGCTGCATCCATAGATCATGGTGCAGGTGCATTTAGATTCAAACCATTTATAACTGCCTCCACAAAAGAGGAGTTAGAAAAAATGACACTAAGGGACAAATATATTTCAGAGCATCTATATGATGTAGGAGATATAGTTGATGATGTTGAAACAAACATTACTGGTGTCATAGTACGAAGAGGAACAAACTATGTTACCTTAGAGGACGAAAATATGAAATTACATAAATCATGGCTTTACAATATAATGGAAACTCCTGTCTACCCTATTAAGTTAGAGGAAAGAGCAAGAAAACTAAAATATGATAAAGAAACAGATCAACCTAAAAAATATGTTGCTGGTTTAAGTGATAAAGAAAAGAAAGCACACGATAGACATTTAGAAAAACAAGGTAAAAAGTCTGATAGTGATAAGAGTGCTTACAAACAATCACCCGCTGACAAAGTGGCAAAAACAAAACCTAGTAAACATACAAAGCGTTTCAAACAAATGTATGGTGAGTTAAAAACAAAAAACGAAAAAGAACCTCATCATAGAGGTAATGAATTTAGCGATACAGGAATGCCAGAGGCATACGATATAGGCCACGATTATGCAAAATATACTTCATTATTAACACCTGGAGAAAAACATTATAGTTCAAAATTCCAAGGTGGTCCTTACAAACCAAGTAAACATAGTGATAATTTAATTAATGTTAATGCAGATAAGGATATGAAACCAATGAATAAAAAAGTTGAGTTAAAAGATATAGAAGAATGGGCAACTAAAGAAGAAACGATTAATAAATATAAGGAAAGATATGGGGAAGAGTGGCAATCTAAAATTGAAGAAACATACAATAAAATGTTTAACAAAGTGATTGACACCAATACAAATATGCAAGAAGGAAGAATGAAAGACATCGCTATTGACCTTAAATCAAAAGAAGAAGGTGGATTGGATGCGGAAGAATTTCAAAGAAAATACAACAAATCTAAAGCAGAAATGAGAAAAGACTTGGGTGCAAGTGAAGGCTTTAAATTATCATTTAAAGATTTTATGAATGAAGAAGCTGACGAGTGGGGTATTTATCCATCTCAAATAAATGAAGCAGATTATCAAGGTAAAACAGTAACCTTGAATAAACCTGTAAGAGGTGGTTCTAAAAAGTTTTACGTTTATACAAAAAACGAAAAAGGTAACGTAGTAAAAGTATCATTTGGTGATCCTAATATGGAAATTAAAAGAGATAATCCTGCTAGAAGAAGAAGCTTTAGAGCAAGACACAACTGTGATAATCCAGGACCTAAATGGAAAGCAAGATATTGGAGTTGTAAAAAATGGTAACAAGATATAGAACAAGTTGGTCAGAAATACAAGAGCAAATGAACGAGTTTACACTTGTTCACGTAGCAAGATGGAAAGGTAAAGATGGTAAAAGATATGCATCACCTTTTAAAACAAAAGACTCTGCTGAAAAGAAAGCAAAAGAATTAAGATCACAAGGTAATTCTGAAGTATCGGTTACACAAGATACATTAAGAGGAAATATTAAGTGGGCTAAAGATGGCGGACCTGATATAAAAGGAATGCAAAAAGAAGAGTCTGACCATGAAGTTTCTATGGCAAGAGGTGAGTTAGAGGCCATCGCAGATAAGGCCACTCAACTTGCTGGTGCTCTTCAAGGCAAATCAGATGAGGGTAATCCTTTAGAGGCTTGGGTACAATCTAAAATTACAAAAGCAAAAGACTATATCAATTCAGTTTCAGATTATATGATGTATAATCCTAAAATGAAAGAAGATTTAGATGAGGCAATGAGTCCTGAACAAATTAAAAAGTTAAAAGATAGTTGGTCAGATATAAAACTTATGTCACCTGAAAAAGTAAAAACATTAAAAAACTTTTTAGACAAATATTCTACAGATACTTTAATGCAACTGGCACAATCAGGTATAAACTTTGTATCTAACATGGCAAGAAGTGTCGCAATGAGAAGAAAGTCTGGCGATACAAAACACGCAGGTAGTCATAAGACACACAGCGTAAAAGAAGAAACAACTGACTCTGAAAAGATGGCTAAAATGAGAGTTAGGCAAATGGCATTACAAACTAAATTAAAAGATTTAGATGTAGGTGATCCTAAAGATAAAACACCAATTGCAATAACTAAAAATGATTTAGAAAATATACAAATGAAAATGGATCAACTAAAAAATAAAACTCAAAAAGAAGAGGTACATCCTGCAAAGGCATTAATAGAAGCAATTGAAGCTGTTAAAAACAAAGCAGAAAAAACAGGTATGCCTTATTCGATATTAAAAAAAGTATATGATAGGGGTATGGCTGCATGGAAAGGTGGTCATAGACCAGGAACAACACCACAACAATGGGCGCTGGCAAGAGTAAATAGTTTTGTAACCAAATCAAGTGGTACTTGGGGTGGTGCAGATAGTGATTTAGCTAAAAAAGTAAGGAGTAAAAAATAATGAACAAAAAATATTTTGAAACAAAGACTGGCAGTATAGAAGAAAAGATTACTCAAATCGCTACTGAACAACAGTCTATCAAAAAACAAGAACCAAATGTAAAATTAACAGCAGAAAAAACATATTTTGAAACTAAACCAGGATCAATTTCAGACGTTGCTGCCAAAATCGTTTCTGAAGCTTTAGATCCAGTAAACAAAGATGCTGTAAAGAAAAAGTTTGACGACAGAAAAGATAAAGATATTGACAACGATGGTGATACAGACTCTACAGATAAGTATCTTCATAAGAGAAGAGCTGCAATTTCAAAAGCTACATCTGAAGCAATCAGTCCTGCACAACAGGCTGCAATAGCAATTTCTAAAAAAGAAAAAGGCGAGAAACCTAAGAACGAAGAAAAAGTAGAATGTTCTAAATGTGAAGGTGAAGGTTGTAGTCATTGTAAAGATAAAGGATATCATATGGAACAAATTTGTTCTAAATGTGGTAAAGATCATGCAAATAAAATCAATGCTTCAAATTGTATGGGTGAAAGTAAAAAAACTTTTTCTGATTTAAGAACTGAAACAAAAGTAATTAAATTAGGCGACAAAGGAAAAACAGCAACAGGCAAAGAAGCTGGTGCAGTTGACGTAGAACCTAGAGCAATACCTGTATAAGTGCGACATTCTGTCAATTGACAAAACAGCTATTATATGATAGTATAATAGTATAAGGAAAACACTATGAACAAACCTATCATATATTGCGATATGGACGGAGTACTTGCAGACTTTAAAACAGGTGCTCAAAAGACTACAAAGATGTCCATTAACAAATGGATGTCAATGGGTAAAGACAAGTGGTCACTTATTAAAGCAAAAAAAGATTTCTGGCAAACTCTACCTTGGATGCCTGGTGGTAAACAACTTTGGTCTTATATATCAAAATTTGATCCACATATCTTATCAGCTTACGTAGAAGAAACTTACGATCCAAACTGTATACCTGGTAAAACTGAATGGTTAAGAAGAAACGCAGGTATGACAAATAAACAAAAAATCAACCTAGTACGAAGAAAAGAAAAGAAACTCTTTGCAAAAAGAGGCCAACCTGCTATTCTTATAGACGATTACGAGAAAAATATAAGAGAGTTTATCAATGCTGGTGGTACTGGCATACATCACACAAACACATCTAAAACTATATCTGAACTTAAAAAACTAGGTTTTTAATCTTATAAATAGTAGAGTTATATAACAAATATTAAATTTAAGGAGAGATATATGTCTTTATGGGGAAATGATATAAAGCCTAAAAATCTTACAGACGAAGAAAAAAAAGAAGTCTATGCAACCGCTCAAGGTTGGGTAAGAGAAGCGGGCTCGGTATTATCAGGTAATGATAATCCAAATGCAGATCCTGAAGTATTAGTAGCAATCGGCGGATTAGCTACAAATATGGGTTCAGCAAATATTACTGAAATAGAATTTGTAACAACATCAATCGGTGCAGCTGCTGGTGGAAACATTGACGTTAGAGTAAGATTTAACGAAAGAGTTGACATTACAGGAACACCACAAGTAACAGTAACTAACGACCAAACAGGTAGTGGTACTGATGCTACATTTACAGCAGATTATAACTCTGGTACAGGATCAAACGAAATTGTATTCAGAGCAACTTATGGTGCTGCAGATGGTGGTATTGCTGAAAATGATGTATTATCAATTGGTACAAACGCAGTAGCACTTAACGGTGGTACTATTAAAGACTTTGGTACAACAACAAACTCTACAATTACAAACGCTGCTCAAACAGGTACATTAACTGTTTCAGCATAATAACAAAATCATATAAGGGCGCTCAAAGTGCCCTTATATATACTATATGAACAAATTGATCTAGGCAAATACCTAGAGTAGCATTCCCGAAAGGGTTAACAGGAGAAAAAAATGGCAGACAAAAAAATAACGGCATTGACCGATTTAGGTGACTCGTTGGCATCAGCTGACTTGTTCCATGTAGTTGACGATCCGTCAGGTACACCAATCAATAAAAAAATATCAGCAGAAAATGTTTTCAATAACATTCCAAGTTGGCTAGGATTAGCACAAGCTTCTGAGTCACTTACTGCTGATGGTTCATCACAGTCAATTAATGTAACTTCACAGATTACAGAAATTGATGGTGCATCATCAACTGGTACATTTGGTTTAAACGATGGTTCAGATGGACAAATTAAAACAATTATTAATGTTTCATCATCAGGTACAAATGCACAAACTATTACACCAACTAATAGACGAGGTTATTCATCAATAACTTTAGATAAAGAAGGTGAAACAGTTACATTACTTTTTAAAAATTCAAAATGGCAAGTTATTGCTGAAGGTAATGGCGCTACAGTAAACGCATAATAGGAGATAATATAATATGAGTATTGATTTGAAAACATTGACGGAAGAAAGAATTAAACTTAAAAAAGATTTTGATGATTTAACTGGTAAAATTTCTACAATTGAAAAAGAAATGATTACTATGAAAAATAATTTGAATGCTGTTTATGGGGCTATTCAACAAACTGATAAACTTATTAAGTTATCAACGTCAAAGACAAAAGATGAACAACAATTATTGGTTGAAAAAGAAGATGAGCAAAAATAATTTAGATAAATTTTTTGAAGAACTGGCTGATAATACACCAAATGATAAACAGTTCAACAAATTAGAAGAAGATAATATGAAAGAGGTTGAAGAAGACCTTATAGGTGGTAAGTCTTTTAAAAAACTAAAAGACGAATTAAAAAGAGGAGAAAAATGAAAACATTTAAACAACACGTAAAAGAAGGCTCTTACATGGGTGGACAAGTTGGTTCTACTACTTCTAACTCTCCAGAGGATAGTTCGATTGGTATACACAACATACATCTACCTGAAGTCTTAGATAGAGCAAATAGATTTGTTAGCTCTATTGCTGACGGAGAATACTTGCAACCCGAAAGTGCTCTTTCTCAATTGGAAACAAAATTAAGAACAATTGGATTGCAATTAAAAGACTCAATAACAATTGAAGGAAAACAAGGTAACTTTGAAAGTGCTTTAGTATTTAATGGTGGTCGTTTTGGTAAAGATACAGACGGTTCTGATATAAATGATGATGGTATTAGTCATAAGTTAGGTAAAGAGTTAAAACTAAAAGGTAAATACGAAACATTACAAAACGGCGCTGTTAAAGTTTATGCAGAGCTTGGCTAATGTTTGATAAGATAACAAAAAAAAATTGGTTGTTTTATGCCATCAAAAACTACAATGTTCCTAATTTAGATAGTGAACAAGAGTTTTATGAGGATGTAAAACGTTTTAAGTACTTAAAACGCTTATTTCGTAAATATAAAACAACTGGTGAATTGAAAACTAGATTAGTTTTAAATCATATTATTGTATTAACAAATGTTTTTGGTAACGAGGCAGCTGCTACACTGTTATTGTTTAAAATTGAAAGAGAGTATTGGGGTATATTAAAAACTTTCTTACAGTATTTAAATATAATGTTGCCAGATGAAATGCCAAATGTGAAAATAAACAAAACGTTGTTATCAAATTTAGAGGAATTATAATGGGAAGAGCAATAGACTTATTAATCACTTATAGAGTTATAAAGTTATTGGTTACACCTTGGAATAAACATGAAGCTTATAAGTATGGAATTATTGATGATAATGGAAAAGTTTTAAGAAAAGCAAGAGAGTTAAGAACGTCAAAAGAAAAAGACTCTTATACTTTGTTACACAGATTTGTTTTTAATTTAAAAAGATTATTAGCATTTGTTCCAGGTGGTAAATCAAAATTAGGTACATATGCAGCTGCGTTAGGATTATTATTAAAAGAACAAAAAGATGTAAATGCAATTGAAATAGAAAGAGCATTATACAAACATCTTGTTGAAAATGATTTAGTAGCTTATGATGATGACTTAAAAGAGTCAGTTGGATTTGATTACTTGCCAGAAGGTAGATATATTATGATTGATAAGTTAGAAGATTTAGAAGGATCTAAAACTGCTGATGTAGGTGATGTTGTTTATACAACTGAAAATCAAAAGCCTTTTGATAATTATTTTGGTGTAAGTCTATATCATGTTATTAATGAAGATACAAAACAAAAAATTATTGTATCTGAAGATAACATAGAAAGGATAAAATTTTAATGAAAAGTTTTAAAGATATGAGAGAGGCTTGTTGGAAAGGTTATAAACAAGTTGGTCAAAAGAAAAAAGGCGACAGAATGGTACCTAACTGTGTGCCTGAAGAAGCACCCGCAAATGCAGTAGGTGATGGATCAAATGTTGCTATGCCACCTGCACATGAACCTGGCGTACATATAAAAAAGAAGAAAAAAGATTTAACAAAATTATTAAAACGTGAAGACTATGATAGAGTAGAATTAGAAAACGTTGTTAATAAAATCTGTTCAAACCAAGAAATAGAAGAAACTCAAATTAAACCTATTTTAAATAATATAAAATCAAAAAAAGAAAAAGGCACATATACTGAAGACTTTGGTATCAAAGCATTTAGATATGTTGTAGATAATCAAATCACAACTACAGTATCCGAAGAATTTAGAAACGAAGCTGCCTTATTACTATTAACAAAATATGAGTAAATCTTTTAAACAGTTAAGAGAATACATGAGAGGTTTTGGTATTGGTCCTATAGATACTTTTAAACCTATGTCATCTATGGGCGGTAGTCAATTTTTTCCAAATAGGAGATATGCAACTACAATGCCATCTTTATCAGCAACTTATAATGGTCGAGGTATGGGAACATATAAACCTATGATAAGTGCAAATAAAAAAAAAATAAAAAAAAAGGATTAATATGGAACTATTAATAGCATTAGCAATGAAATTTTGGCAATGGTCATTACTTATATTATTTGTAATAATAGGTTTTCTTATAAACTTATTAGATAAAAGAAAAAGTAACATTACATTTAAATATGAAGAAATGCCTCAACTAAAACCTATACCAATTAAAACAAAAGGTAAAGGATTTTGGAAAGGTATTGCAATGTGGTTATTATCAACAAGAAATTGGGAACTAACAAAGAACTGGAGATATAACATAAACGGTGCTGAGTATGTAATACCAAAAGGTTTTCAATTTGACGGTGCAAGTATACCTAAATTTTTAAGAACATTTTTTTCACCAGTTGGCGTATTATTAATTGGTGGCCTTGTACACGATTATATGTACAAGTACACTGCTTGTAAACCAGCAGATAAATCAGGTTCACTTCTATTAGTTGATCAGAAAAAAGCAGATCAAATCTTTAGAGATATAAACATAGAAGTAAACGGTTTCTATTTTATGAACTATCTAGCATATTGGTCATTAAGAATAGGCGGCTTTGTTGCTTGGAATGGTCATAGAAAAAGAAACGAAACAATCAAATAACATATAAGGAGTAAACTATATGAAATGGTTAAAAAGTAGAGTAAAAGAAGTATCATCATGGCATGGTGGTGCTTTAGTAGCAATGGGCTGCATTATATTATTCGCAGGACCTTTTGCTAAAATGGCTGCATGGGCGTCAATCGCTTGGGGTCTATGGGCAATTTGGAAAAAAGACTAATCAACCATGGGAATTAGATTATTTTTTATTGGAATATTCATCAGCGCTTTAATCGGCGCTGGTGGATACATTTTTAAGTTACAGAAAGACAACACTATACTTAAAGCAAATGCAGTTAAACTAGAGTCTGCTGTATCCGAACAAAAGACTTTAATAGAAAATCAGAAAAAAGATTTTCAACAAATACTAGATGCTAACAAAAAAATGAACGAGTTAGTAAATGTATTGAAAAAAGATTTAGAAGACCTTGATAAAAGGTTTAATAAAAAAAATAGAGATGTTGGCAAGTTAGCCATACAGAAAACAGAGTCTATTGAAAGAATAACAAACGGTGCGTCAGCACTTGCTACAAGATGTATTGAGATCGCAAGTGGATCACCTCTAACTGAGGCAGAAAAGAATGCTACAAAGAAGTCAGAAATTAATTCAGAATGTCCTTCTATTGCTAATCCTAACTATATTCCTTACTAGTTGTAGTGGAGTAAAACAGTTAAGCATATTTAAAGAAGAAGTACCTAGAGCAAAACTAAATTTAGAAAAACCAACACCACTTGAATTAGAAAATTTAAGATGGATTATTATTACATCTAATAATGCTGAAGAAGTATTTAAGAAACTAGAAGAACAAGGCATTGATCCAGTTTTATGGGGACTAACAGATAAAGACTTTGAATTACTAGCAAAAAACTTTGCAAGAATAAGAAATCAATTAAAAATAACAAATGACTTGCTAGACAAGTATAAAGAATATTACGAGGTAGAAAATGGCGAAACTAGGTGATAAAACTGACTTTAGTTATAGAGTAAAACGAGTTACAAAAGTTGTAGATGGAGACACAATAGATGTTATATTAGATATGGGGTTTGACATTTTGTTTGCTCAAAGAGTTAGACTATTTGGTATAGACACACCAGAAAGTAGAACAAGAGATAAAGTAGAAAAAGTTTATGGTTTAAAATCTAAAAAGTTTTTACAAGAAAAATTAAAAAAAGCAAAAAAGATTACAATTAAAACATACAAAAATTCAGAAACAGGTAAGTTTGGTAGAATACTTGGAGATGTATGGTGTGACGGCAAATCTGTTAATTCAGAAATGGTTAAAGTAGGTCACGCTGTTGCTTATTATGGTCAAAACAAAAAACTTGTTGAAGCAGCTCATTTAAGAAATAGAAAAAGAGTATAATGTTTTTTGAGATACTAACACAATTCGGATTACCTGTCGCAGCTGCTATCACAATGGGTGGTTTCATTTATATTATTCTAAAGTATATTTTAGGTGGCGTTGTAGGTTCAGTAAAAGGATTGCACGGTATTATTATGGGTTTAGAAAATAGAATAGATACTATGAATAATGACCTGATACATATTGACACTTTAATATCATCAGCGTTACATCTCAAACCTGATTTAGATAGAATTGCTAGATCAGATGGAAAGAATGACGCAAGAAAAGACTAATGACAATTTTAGAAATACTTAATCAATACGGTTTTGCGACACTGGCCGCTATTGCTATGGGTTGGTTTATTTGGTTTATCTATAACTTTATAACACAAGAAGTTACCAGTAAATTGGGAGAAGCAAATAAGGCTCTAATTATGTTGTTAGATAAGATACGAAGACTTGATAATGACCTTATAAGAATCAAGGCAAAATTAAACACAGTCCTGACACTCCGAGAAGAAGAAAAGAAGAAAACTAAAGACGAATAAACATAAATAGTAGTATGAAAACACTAATTAAATTAAGTGCTTTCTTTGGAATTATACTATTCTCATCATCATTACAATCAAGTGAATTGACACAGGATTTTAAGAACCCTTCCTTTAGTGGAAATGGTTACTCAAACCACGTGTTATCTATACAACAACTTGAACACCAAAGAAAACAAAAGATAAAAGAAGACAAAGAAGCCGCTGAAAGGCAGGCTAAACGTGACGAAGACAATAAGACAATCAATCGTTTTATTGCTAACGTTGAAAGTAGAATTTACGCTAATCTATCAAAACAATTAGTTGATAATATGTTTAGTGATACTGGACAAAATTCTGGTACTGCTGAAATAGAAGGTGCTCAAATTGTATGGACTAAAGATACAGATTTGGGAACAATTAATATTACAATTACAGCAGAAGATGGAACGGTAACAACATTAACTGTGCCCATAGGGGACTTTGGATTTTAATGTTTAAAGTATTATTATTTTTGGCAGCTATATGTTTAAGTGGTTGCGCTACTGTACCTCAGATAGAGGATCCAAAACTATCTCTATCTCCGTTACAAGAAAAATTTGATAATATAAAAAAATTAGACGGACCTGAAATTACAATTGCTGTATATCAGTTTACAGATAAGACAGGTCAAAGAAAACCAAGTGATAAGTTTTCACAATTAAGTAGTGCTGTCACACAAGGTGCTGAAGTATGGGTGATAGACGCATTACAAAAAGTAGGTAATGGGACTTGGTTTCAAGTTGTAGAAAGAATTGGATTAGATAATCTAATCAAAGAAAGGCAGCTGATAAGATCAACAAGAGAACAGTATGAAGAAGAAAAATCTAAAAGATTAAAACCTTTAAAGTTTGCTGGTCTTATACTTGAAGGTGGTGTTGTAGGTTATGACTCAAATATAGCAACTGGTGGTGCTGGTGCTAGATATTTGGGCATAGGAGTACAACAACAATATAGAGTTGATAACGTAACTGTTTCTATGAGAATAGTAAGTGTTTCTACAGGAGAAGTCTTACTTACAGTTGCTGTTGAAAAAACTATATTATCTGTTTCATATGGCTCATCTGTATTTAAGTTTTTAGATTTAGGTACAAGAGCAATAGAAACAGAAACAGGAGTAACAAAAAACGAACCTGTTAACTATGCTGTAAGAGCAGCGATAGAACAGGCCGTAGTAGAAATTATATTACAAGGCCAACAAAATGGTCTTTGGAAATTTAAAGAGGAGAAAAAAGTAAATGTTAAATAAACTGTTAATTACATTATTTGCTAGTATATTATGCTTTAACGTTTATGCTAACGACATTTATATAGAACAGGTCGGAGACGGCCTTGATTTGGACATTACACAAGACGGACAAAATAACGAAGTCGGTGATTCACTTGCCGATATGGTTTTAAACGGTGATAATATGACGTTTAGTATTACACAAACAGGTAACACAAACACTATTGACGCTACAATTAAAGGATCAACTTATACAGGTACTTGGGCTTTTACAGGTAACTCAAACACAGTTGATTTACTTTGTAGCTCTACATCATCAGGAGATTGTGATACTGTAACACTTAATATCACTACAACAGGTGACAACAACACCTTTGATTTTGATATTGGTGAAACTACAGACGCTTCATCATCTACAATTAGTTTTACACTTACAGGAGATAACAGCGTTATCGCTGCTGCTGTTGACGGTGTAAGTGCTAATATATCTGTAACTTCAGATAACTCATCATCATTAGCAACAACTTCAGCAAATTCAGATGAAGGTAATGCTATTACTTTAGATGTTGACGGAGATGGCGATAGTGCTGGTCACGGCATTACAATCAATGTTACTGGCGGTGGAGGAACTATTGATGTTACACAATCTGGTATCTATGACAATACAGTAGATTTAGATGTAACTGGCGATAGTTTTGATATAGACATAACACAATCGGATTAATATGGACTTTGGAACAATAAACTTAATATTAATTATAGGACTTTTAGTATATGCGAATATTGAACTTTATAATTTTATTAATCGTAATTTCTAATTCTGCTCTTGCCTCTATTGGTAAAGTAAGTGAACACAAAGGCAAGGCAGAAATAGATAGAAAAGACGGTGACAAAGGTATCACTATTCAAAAAGATGTTGAAGTCTTTTCATACGATACAGTAAAGACAGGTGATGGCCGTACAGGTATCACCTTTGTTGATGACACTAAAGTTGAGTTAACGGAACACTCAAAGTTAGTCATTGACGAGTTTGTTTATGACCCTAACACCAACACAGGTGCGTTATCATTAAAGGCAAGTTTAGGAAGTGTAAGATATGCTTCAGGTCAGATTGCCAAAAATTCAAAACAAAATGTAAAGATTAGTACACCAACAGCCACAATTGCTGTTAGAGGTACTGACTTTGCTATGATTATAGATGAATTAGGTGGTTCTACTATTTTATTATTACCAAGTTGTGATACAAATGGTTTATGTTATGTAGGAGAGATAAGTGTAGAATCAGATGCTGGTCAAGTTATAATGAATCAGGCCTTTCAAGCAACAAGAGTTGAAGCACCAGAAGCAAAACCATTTAAACCTATTTTAGTAGATGTTGATGAAAGTATGATTTCAAATCTACTTATCTTATCACCACCATCAAACTTAAATACAGATGAGGCAGTAGAAGAAAAGAAAGCTGTTGCTAATGTTTTAGATATTGATTTTTTAGAAATAGATGTTTTAAACGAAGATTTACTAGCAACAAAAGATGATGATAACTTTGAAGAATTGGATATTGACTATCTAGCACAAGATTTTTTAGCAGATGTATTAGACCAAATTAACAAAGTATTAGCAGAAAGTTTTTTAAGTGAGTTAACAGATGTATTTGTAAAGAAGAAACAAAAAGTAGGACAAGACGAGTTAACAGGTATTATTATTATTGACCAAGGAACATATTGGGAATTTAGACGAGAGGATACAACTAACTTTGTACGATTAAAATTAAGTAAATCAAGTGAGTATGTTATTAATCTGTCACAAGGTGATTTTATAACAAGAGATTATATTGTAGGAGATGGAGGAGGTCTGAATAATATAGACCTATTACAACGATAATGTATAAATTTTTAAAAAGATTAACAATCTGGTTATTTGTATGGATGGTTTTTTATTCTATCATAGATAAAGTAAAGGCCAATGAAATTTATATTAGTCAAGCTGGCACAGGTAATGATGATACAACCATTAATGTAAACCAAGAAGGCGAAGACAATAAAGTAGATATGTCAATAGGTGGTACGGATAATACTATGACGTTTGAACAAAAAGGTGATGATGGTTATATTGGATATACTTCATTATGGGGAAGTGGATATAGTTGGGGTGGGGATTTAGATGGTAACGATAATAATTTAAACATCAAACAATACTGTAATCAAACACCTTGTGGTGGAGATAGATTTGAATTTCATATTTCAGGTAATAGTAATGATGTGGATTTTTATCAAGGTTATAGAGTTTATTCTGATGGTTCATTAGATACGATAGATGATTACGAATATGGTGGTCATTTTGTAAGATTAGATATTCACGGTTCAAATAATACATTTTTAGGAAGTCAAAGGTCAAATAATTCAGGACACGAACATAGCAATACAACTTACATTTATGGAAATTATAATGATGTTTTTACTGTACAATGGGGCAATCAGGACAAGACATTGAATTTGACTATAAATAATTCTGATAATGATGTTGATATGATTCAAAAGGGTAGTTCATCTCATAGTGCCACAGTTTCAATAACAGGTAGTTACGGTACAGATTTAGATTTACTACAACAAGGTGGTACAGCACAATCATATTCACTTACACAAGATTGTCAAACATTAGGAGGCTGTTCAGTTTCGGTGACACAAGGTAATTAATGAAAAAAATATTAACACATTGGACATTTGCTTTCTTAACATTATTCATTGTTACATATATTGGATTAAAAGACCCACAGATAAAAGAGATATTAAGATTAAAGTCATTTGACTTATTATTACAATCAGAGCCAAAAGAAATTTCACAAGATATACACATTGTCAGCATAGACGAGAAGGCCATAGAGAAGTATGGACAATGGCCTTGGAAAAGAGATGTACTAGCAGATGTAGTAAATCAATTAAGAGAAAGGGGTGCTGGCATTATAGTTATACCTATACTATTTTCAGAATACGATAGACTAGGTGGTGATGAAACATTTATCAATACAATTTATCAAAATGGTGTAGTCATAGCACAAACAGGAACAAATCAAACAAATAAAAATGCTGTACCAAGAGGTGTCGCTAAAATAGGTGACCCGTTACCTTGGTTATTTGAATGGGGTGGAATGTTAGGTCCTGTCAAAGAGTTTGGCGAATACGCTGATGGTGTAGGTGTAACAAACACAGCACCTGAAGTGGATGGCGTTGTAAGAAGAATACCATTACTAATGAGAATAGGTGAAGAAATTTATCCTGCAATGGCAATTGAAGTTATAAGAGTATCAACAGGTGCACCAAGTTATCAAGTTAAAACAGGAGAAGGTGGTATAATTGCAATGAGAGTTCCTGGATTTAAAACTATAGAAACAGATGCAAATGCTCGTATCTGGTTAAGATGGAACAAAGGTTACATCACTACATCAATTGCTGATTTAGAAACAAGTGAAGTTAGATTAAACAACAAAACAGTAATTATAGGAATGAATGCTGAAGGATTAGGTGGTGTTATTGCCACACCAGTTGGTGAAAGATATGCTTATGAACTAACTGCTTCAACACTTTCAACCGTGTTAGATGGTAAGAATATTACAAGAGTTGATATATCATTTATTGTAGAACTGGCTGTTGCTTTTGTAGTAGGGTTAGTAATAATATTTCTAACAAGATTTACACCATATTGGGTAATAGGTTTAGCAATTGTATTTTCAATATTAGGCTCAATAGTTTATTCTAATTATTTCTTTCAACAAAATTTAATGTTAGTAGATGTAACTTGGATTATATTTACAATTACAGTTGTAGGATTTCATAGTGTCTTTAATAGATTTATATTAGAGTTTAAATTAAAACAACAAATCAGAAAACAGTTTGAGAAGTATTTGGATCCAAGACAAGTTGCTATACTTGTAAAGAATCCTGAAAAATTAAAACTTGGTGGCGATAGAAAAGAGATGTCATTTTTGTTTATGGACATAGTAGGTTTTACTCCCATTTCTGAATATTATAAAAACAAAGATGATCCTGAAGGATTGGTTGCTGTAATCAATGATTACTTAAATCGTATGAGTCAAATTGTTTTAAGAAATGGTGGTACGATTGACAAGTATATGGGTGATTGTATTATGGCATTTTGGAACGCACCATTAGATTGTCCTAATCACGCTGAGATGGCTGTAAAGACAGGTATAGAATGTGCTGAAGAAACTGAAAAGTTAAAAAAAGAATTTAGGGAGAAAGGTCTTCCTGATATAAACATAGGTTCA